ACGACCTATTGCTGAAGGTGGCGCTGTGTACGATGAGGCAAACCTGCAAGTGCTTTGTATTCAATGTCATGGACGCAAGACAGCAGGCGAACGGGGGTGGGGTGTCATCTCAAAAGTTGACCCGGTGAATTCCACCGTCACCTTTTCCTTTGACCAGGGAGGGACCCAGGATACCCCAAATAACCTATTTTAGCCAAATGATTGAGGAACTAGCACGCTGGGAGCGGGTAAAAGCAGAATGCGAGGCCAGCATAGATAAGCACGGCGCTATCTTGGAAGCACAAACCGACCGAGGCAAACCAGTACTAAGAAAAAACCCAGCAATGGAAGCACTAAAGCAGGCAAACGCCGAAATAGAGAAACTGCGTAAGATTGTGGGCGATGCAGTTAACCTGGACTGAATCTATTATAGAACGCTTTTGCGTCTTAACTGAGGACAGCGGAGCCGGTCAACCGGTAAAGCTTATGAAATGGCAGCGTAAGCTTATACGCGACGCTGAGGGTAAACGCATGGTATGGCTGGAAATACCACGAAAAAACGGCAAGAGCGCTTTTATCGCTATGCTAGCCATAGCGCATATGCTTAAAGGATTTAAGGAAGGCACAAACCCGCAGGTAGTCCTAGCAGCTGCAACCAGGGAGCAGGCCGGTATTTTGTTTGGCTACGTGCGAAACATGATTTTGCTTAACCCGGAACTGCAAAAGGTCCTGGAGCCATACCGTAAGGAAATACGGCTAAAGGGCAAGCCCGGCTACCTAAAGACCATTACCAGCGACGGGGGCAGTAACCACGGACTAAACCCGTCTTTTATCTTATGCGACGAAATACACAGCTGGAATGAGGTAAAGGGTCCGGAACTGTGGGAGGCACTACGCACGTCTATGGCCTCACGCCCTAGCCAAATGGTGGCAATTACCACGGCAGGCAGCGCTTACAGCTTCGCGCACAAGTGGCACGAGTACGCAGAGCGAGTAAAGGAGCAGCCAAGTATAGACCCAAGCTGGCTAACTATCATTTACGGGGCTACGGACGAGGAAGACCCGCACGACCCGAAGGTATGGGCGAAGGCTAACCCATCCCTGGGTATAACGGTTACGCTACAATATCTTGAGGAATTAAGCAACACAGCCAAGCACGACGAGCCAACGCTGTTAAGTTTGCGTAAACTGCACCTTAACCAGTGGGCCGGTAGTGCCCAGCCTTACATTGAATTAGGTAAGTGGCTAAAGTGTGAAGGTCCGAAGCCTAAAGGCGTGGATAAGTGGCGTTGCTTTTTAGGGGTTGACCTTGCAGCGGTGAATGACTTTACAGCCTACGCGGTAGTTTACTTTAACGGTGAGCGATTCTATACTGTTCAGTACTACCAAATTACCGACCATGCCATGACAAAGCGCAAACAAAAGTACCCTAACCTAGCGCGGAACTGGATTAAGAACGGACAGCTGGACATGGTGAAAGGTGAGGTAACCACAACGGACCACCGAATAGCGATGATTGAAAGCATTATAGAAAAGCACCCAGTCGAGGGCATTTTCTTTGACCCGTGGAACGCAGCGGAAACCGTGGAGCGTTTACGCAGCAAATACGGCAAGCAGTTTTGTTACGAGGTCCGGCAGTCGGCCCTTATGGTAAACGAGCCTATGAAGCTACTTTATAGAATGGTTACCACGAAAGGCATAACACACGACGGCAACCCGATTACCGCCTGGATGATTGCCAACACTAGCTTACACATTGATAAGAACGATAACTGGACCTTTCAAAAGGACAAGGCACCGGACCGCATAGACGGCACGGCTGCGCTAATTACGGCGCTCGCGGGCTATGTTCACAATGCTAGCACCGGAATGTCGACGTATGAGGAATTAGACATAATTTTTGTGTAACTTTGTGTTATGGCATGGTATGACCGTATAAAGCGTAGTGTTAGTGGCGTAATAAGCCCTAAGCCCTGGCTAATCAATCTTTTTGGCGGTAACGCTACGTTAGCGGGCGAGAATGTAAGCAGCACAAACGCGCCAAAGGTCAGCGCTTTGTACGCCTGCGTTAACTTAATCGGGAACACAATAGCCTCACTGCCTTGGCAGTTGTTCCGCGAAACTGAGCAAGGCCTACTATTTCAGCCTGGGCTTATTAACGACCTAGTAAGCAAGCGACCAAACGAGGCGTACAATAGCTACGATTTTAGAAAGGCTATGTTAACGCAGCTTTTGCTGCGGGGTAACGCTTACGTACTGCCGGTACGTAGCGGTAATAACCTAGCCGGCCTGGAGCTTATCGATACCGAGCTGGTGACAGTTGATACTACCAGCGGCGAGCTTATCTACCAGCTGCACCTACGCAACGGTATTAACCTGCGCCTAAACCCTAACCAGTTAATACACCTTAAATACTGGTCGTTTGACGGCATTAACGGAGTTAGCCCTATTGTTTACGCTAAAGAAATAATCGGCACATCAATGGCCGCAACTGCCCACATGGGCGGGTTTTATGGTAACGGGGGTATGCCTAAAGGCATTTTACAAATTCAAGGCACTATTAGGGACGCGGACCGCGTTAAGCAAATAGGCCGACAGTTCGACGAACTGAACAAGGAGTACAAGGGGCGGACCGCTGTTTTAACTGAGGGGGCAGAGTACAAGCCGGTAGCTGCGAACTTTCAAGAGAGCCAGCTAATCGAAAGCTTGAGGTTTAGTGTTGAAGAAATATGCCGCCTCTACAGCGTCCCCCCGCACAAAATTGGTCACATGGACGGCGCAGGCTATGCAAATAGCATAGAAGCGCAAAACGCGCAATTTGTCAGCGACTGCATCCGTCCGCTAATTGAGGTAATCGAAATGGAATTTACCAACAAGCTACTAAGCGGTAATCGTGTATTTCAGCTGGACCTAAAGGCCCTTATGCGTGGCGACATAACCACGGAAGTACAGCGTAACGTGAATTACTGGAACATAGGCGTAATGAGCGCAAACGAAATACGCCGCACTGAGGGCTTAGCGCCAATCGAAGGCGGCGACATATATAACAAGCCTATGCACATGGGCAGCACAGACCAACAAAATGGAGAAGGAAATACGCAGCCGGACGATACCAGCAACGGAGAATAATACCATAGAGGGCTACGCCCTTAACTGGAACGAGTACGACATGGGCTCATTTATGGAGCGCATAGACGTTAACGCGCTAGGCGAGTTAAGGGACTACGACGTACACGCCCTTTACAACCACGATTATGACCGCGTGCTAGCTAGGTCTAAATACGGCGAAGGTACCCTAAGCCTAGAGCAGGACCAAGAGGGCCTAAAGTTCCGCTTTGACTTGCCCGATACGTCAACTGGTAACGAGGTACGCACGCTAGTAGGTCGCGGCGACGTGGACCAGGCAAGCTGGGCATTTACCGTTAAAAAAGAACGCTGGGAGAACGTACGCAGCGAAAAGCCAACCCGAGTAATCGAGCAAATCGGCGAAATGTACGATATTAGCTTAACCCCTCGCGGGGCTAACCCCACTACGTCCGTAGCATTACGGTCGCTAGAAAAAGCCTTGCAAGAGGCAGAACCCGAACAATTAACCCAAAACCCCGAAACCGTGGAAAATCACGAAAACGAGGCAGAAACAAGAGCTAACACTTTTGTAGATGCATCAGCTGTACAAGGTCAGCTTTCAAAAAGCGAAGCTCGCAACCTTGGAAAATTCAACATCATTAAGGCTATCAACGAAGCCCGCAATGGTAAACTTACTGGCGTAGAAGCCGAAGTAAACCAGGAAGGCTTAAGCGAAAAGCGCAGGCTCGGAGTTGACGCTCGCGACATGCACGCTATCAACATGCCCGAAATGCTTTTTACCCGTACGCAGTCAGTTACTGGCGGAACCGGTGGAAACCTTGGCGGCGACTTGGTATTTACCGAGCCAGGCCGTTACATTGACTTTTTGTACCCTAACACACCTACGCTTGGCCTTTGCTCAATCGCAGAGAACTTGGTAGGTAACATCGACTTCCCTAAGCAAACGTCTAGCTACACGCTAAACTGGCAGACTGAAACCGGAACCGACACCGTACAAGACATCAATTTTGATAAAGTAACTATGTCACCAAAGCGTGCCGTAATTTCTGCGTCTATGTCAAACCAACTGCTTCGCCAAGAGTACAGCCGTGGAATTGAGCAGCGCGTAATTCAGCAGCTGAACCTTTCATTTAACAAAGGCCTAGAGAACGCAGTACTTAACGGTACTGGCTCATCTAACCAGCCTAGCGGTATCTACACTGAGCTAGCAGCGCAGGCTTTGGCCCTAGGTGCTATTTCTTTTGACGACCTAGTAGACATGGAAGCTGCACTAGCTGCAAGCGACGCACTAGCTGGCAACCTTGCTTACGTTACTCACCCTAACGTAGTAGCCAAGCTAAAGAAAACCAAAGTAGACGCTGGTAGCGGACGCTTCTTGGTTGAAGGCATGCTGGACCCAGTTAAAACTGCCAACGGTTACAATATCTTTAATACCACGGTTTCTAAAAAGACCACTGGTACTCCCGATACCTACGGCTTACTTTTCGGTAATTTCGCAGACGTTCAAATCGGATTTTGGGGCGGTGCCACTTTGATGGTAGACCCTTACAGCCAAATGAAGTCGTCAATCGTGGAAATCTACGTAGAGCGCTTTATGGACGTAGCCGTATTGCGTAACGCTTCTTTTGCTCTAGCAACTGACGTAACTATCTAAACAAATGGTAACGGTTAGCAGCTATACTCCGATTACGGTAAACCTTACCGAAGTCAAGGCCTTTTGCCGTGTAGACGGTAGCGCAGACGACGCGCTACTAACTATGCTTTTTAGCGCAGCGGTTGAGGAGTTTAATAGCTACACCGGCTACCGTTTAGGTGCAACAACTGTAACAGTGGACACCTGGGGGCAAGAGCAATACGCTCTCCCCCTGGGTCCGGTTACGGCTATTACTAGTGTAACGGCATACGACGACGAAGGAGTTAGCACGGTGCTAGCCTTGTACACCGATTATACCTATGTTAATACGACCCTAACGCTAAAGGAAACCCCGGAGCGTATGGTGATAGTCTTTACGTGCGGCGATACTAACCCACCCGCAGACATTAAACACGCGCTGTACCAGCGCATTAAATTCGGGTACGACTACGGCGACGACTTGCCGTATAATTCAAACCGCTTTTTTGACCGCCTAGCGTTTCGCTACCGCCAAAATTTCTCGTAATGCTAGACCTGCGCGTTACGCTTTACCAGCCGACTACGGCCACAAATAACAGCGGCCAGGTAACAAAGACCTGGACCAGCGCAGGCTCATTTTACGCCGAGCGCATAGTACCAGGCGCAACCGGTACGGAAACCATGCCGTACGACCAAATTCAAAGCGCCACCAGCATAACCTGGCGTTTACGCTACCCCAACAGCGTGGCAGCAAAATGGAAGCTAACCTACAACGCCGAGGACTACGACATAGTAAGCGTAGCGCCCGAAGGCCGCCGCCGTTTTTTGCTAGTCAAAACAACCCTGCGCGACAATGGGACGGGGTAACACTATTTACCTAAAAAGCGAAAGCGGCAGAGTGGAAAGCTTCGACCAGTTCCGGCAGAACCTAAAGAAATTAGGCACGTCGGAAACTTTGCGTTTTAGGGAGCTTCGGAACGTCTTAAAGACCGAAGCACGCCCGCTAGTGGAAAGAGCCCGCAAAGAGGCTTACAATGAGTTACAAGGCAAAGCCGGGTACAAGGCACGCGGCGTAAAGGATGCCAACAAAAAAACAAACGGAGCATTTTACAACCTTTACAAAACTATAGACGTATTCGCCAACAAAGGAACCGTTAAGGCTTACGTAGTAGTCGGCATACGCTCAAGCAAAAAAAAGGGCGCATACTACGCCCCCTGGCAGCTATTCGGCGGAACTGCAAAGAATTTTACGCCAAAGGAATTTTTTGATAAAGCGTTACAAGGTAGCGACGTACCCCGTAGGGCAGCCGAAAAAATTAGTAACTTTGTACAGAAGCGCATCAAAGCGCACTTGAGGTGAACTATTTGCAGTACATACATGAAGCAGTCCAAGCGTCCACCAGTACGCCGGTCTATTCATTGGCAGCGCCTCAAGCAGAAACGGGGGACTTTATCGTAATAAACCTTAACGGCATATCGGTAACCGAAACCAAGGACCAGTACGTAGCCGAGCGAGTAGCAGCTACTCTATTCATGCACTACGCCAGCGCAGACGAAGCGCAAAACGAACTGACCGAAATACGCCACAATTTGCAGCATTACCCCCGAGTTATGCCTTTGTACTTACAATACGTGAACCAAGACAGCGGAAGCATTGAGGGCGTACAGTGCGCGGCGGATGCCATAGGCGTAGCGGCAGAACAAACTTTTACCATAGCCTACATGGAAAATATGCAGGCCTTTTACAATGAACAGCAGGAAAGTATTATACTGGCTGCGGATTTCACCTTTCTAATAAACTATTAAACATGAGCAACATAAGCGGCGGAGAAGTTCGCCTTTTTTTAAGCGCAGACGGCGGAACGACCTACAAGGCGTTTGCAGCCGAAACGGAGTGCAGCATTGAGCTGAACGCCGATACCCGCGAAACCACTAGCAAAGACATAGCAGTATTTCGCTCTTACGTAACTAGCGCCAAGTCCTGGACTATTAGCGGTAGCAGCATCCTAGGCGACGACGACGCAGCAAAGTGGAACGTAGACGAACTATACGCCAAAGTAGGCGACCTAGTTAAAATTCGCATTACCCAAGTTGCAGCTGGTACGGTTACTCCCGTAGTAGGTGAAACTAAAGTAGAGGGCGATGCTATTCTCTCGCAGCTTTCAGTTAGCGCACCGGACAAAGACAATGGTACAGTAAGCTTTACGCTTAACGGTACTGGAGCATTTACCGTAGGCGTAAACCCATAAGCCATGGAAGGGAAAAAGTTTACGCTGGGGGCAGCATTACTATTCGAGGAAGTAACGGGTAAAAGCGTTACTAATATGGGTAACCTAGGCCTGGCAGACATGCTAGGTATGCTATACGCTCAAGAGTTTTGGGATATGGCAGACCGGCCAAGCTTTGACGAGTTCAAGGCTATGGCAGGGGCTTGGGATATTACCGAACTTACCCAGCGGCTTAACGGCCCTTTTTCCCAGCCGGCGGCCCAGTAGACGTACTAGGCCAGCTGGTGGGTCGCTTAGGTATTGCGCCTAGCGAAGCAAAGACGTTAACACTGGAACAATTAGAGGCTGTATTTAGGCACGCCTTGGAACGGGAAAAAGACGAGTGGCGTAGGCAGCGATGGCTAGCCGCCGTGCTGGTAAACATAAGCGGGAAGTCGGTAAAGAAAGCAATTTTAGAAACCGACCTACTAGCGTTTGAAGATGAGAAAAAAGAAAGCAGCCTAAGGGCATTATTAAGAAGCTATGGACGTAACCAGTAAAGTATTATTAGGCTTAGATGCAGACGGCTTCCGCCGTGGCATACAGCAAGTAGACGCTAAACTAAAGGAAACGTCTAAGCTGTTTGGTAACTTAGGTGGCCTAATTGGGGCCACTTTCGCCGTAGGCCAAATAACGGCTTTTGCCAGCGAAGCCTTTAAGCTCGGAAACGAACTGCAAAAGGTAGAGCAAGGCTTTAAAAGGATAGGGGGAGCCACGACCCTGGACCAGTTACGCAAGTCCACAAATGGACTAGTTTCCGACCTGGAGCTTATGAAAAAAGCTACTATGGCCAATAACTTTGGCATAGGGGTAGAAAAGCTAGGCGGCCTTTTGGAGTTCGCCAAACGCCGAGCGCAGGAAACCGGGCAAGAGGTAGACTACCTGGTAGAATCCATTGTAACGGGTATAGGTCGTAAGTCGCCGTTAATCTTAGACAACCTGGGCATAAGCGCCAGCATGCTGCGTAGCAAGCTAAACGGCGTAAGCGTAGAAGCTGCAAGCGTCGGCGAGGTTACGGCAGCCGTAGGCGAAATAGCGCAGGAGCAGCTAGCGGCCATGGGTAAGGCTACCGACAATGCCAGCGACCGAGTGCAGCAGCTTTCGGTTAAGTTTGACAACTTAAAGGCATCTATGGGCGTAGGTCTACAAACTGCCGCCCTTTCGTTTTACGACCTATTCGACCAGCTGTTTAAAGACCTTAGCCTAGGCTTTGAGGGTATGATTCAAGCCATGGTACAAAGTACCGGCACAATTTCAGCGCGGCGTATTGCGACAATAGCCAGCCAAGGCTTTGAACCCCAAAACGTAGGGGCCACCGAGCCAAACCTACCCCCTGGACCGTCGGTACTAAACTTTGGTAATTTTAGCGCTCAAACGCTTTCGAGCATGAAGGAGCGCCTGGCTGCCTTTAACGCGGAGCTAGAGAACACACAAATAGGCAGCGCTCGCTTTGTGGAGCTTACCAAAAACATAGGTAACCTCAGCCTAGCCATAGATAAGGCCATGGGCAAAATATACCTAGGCGGGGACCAAGCCCTTATAAGCGTAGACAAACTAAATACCAAAGGCCTAAAGTCTTTTGGCACCGTTACGCTAAAGGCCGGAGAAATACTAAGGCAAACCTTTTTACCTGCCCTACAAGGCAGCGTAGGAACCTTTGAGCAAGTGCAGGAAAGCCTGCGTAGGTATAACGAGGAAATGGAACTATTAGGTAGGTTAGGCGCAGAGTTTGGCGTAATCTTCACCAGTAGTTTTAATGCAGCCATGGTCAACGGCACCAGCTTTTTTGAGGAGATGGGTAATTCTATTAAGAACTACGTAAAGCAAATGCTGGTAGCCTTAGCCGTTACCGCCGCCCTAGCGTTAGTAATAAGTAGCATTATGCCTAAAATAAGTTTCGGCAAAGCCTTTAAAGGCTTAAGCAGCGGCACTGGCTTGGGTAGCATTTTTGGCGAAGGTGGCATAGTGGAGCTGGTGGCAAGTCTTAAAGGATTCGACCTTTCGGCAAATTCGGGGCGCGTTAATAAAGCACTTGCAGGAGTACGGTAATGGCAAACCAATTATTTGCGTACAGTTCGAGCAAAGGCTATACTATTAAAATATACGCCGATACCGACCAAGCAAGTTATTTGCCGTTCGAGTTTGAGACGGCGAGTTGGTCCGTTACTTACGACGCGCAAGACGCATACGTACCAGGCATTGTAAGCAGCCGTATGGAGCTTAACGCGGTACTTAACAGCTTCCCCTTTGCCGTGGCCTTAGAGAATGTTTTAAAGGACGCAGAGGGCATCTTTTACATGGAGTTATTCCAAGGCCTAAGTAAGGAATGGGCAGGGGTAATTACTCCAAGCGTCGGGACTGTTGAAGTGGTAAACGGCGCTAGGTTTATAACGATTATAGCAGGCGACGGATTCTATAAACTAGACCAGTCTAGCAGCATGTACACCTATTCGGGGTACAAGTCCTTTATAATTCAGATAGCCGATATGTTTAACCGCATGGGCTTTTTTAATTTGTTTGACGGGTTCGCGGTAAGCGATACAACGCGAAGGGCATCCGATAGTTTGAGTAAAACCTTTGACGGGTTGTACCATACGGGCGCTTACCATGAACTTTTTTACACGGACGAAAGCAAAAACTACCGGACCTACCGAGAGGTACTTAGCGACATTTGCGTAATCTATGGCCTACGCATGTACCAAGACAAAGGCTTTATAGTGTTCCAAGACTTTACGCGCGTCAATGACAGCGTGTATAGTTTTTATAACTTTTTTGGTACGTTCCTAGTCCGTCGCGGCTTCAGTAGCACCCAGACCTTACCCGTGCAGTCGGGTGGTACTAAAATGTATTTACCCGCCGTAAAGCAAATGGACATAACCCACGCTTTTGGTAATACTAACTTTGCATTTCGCTCGGCCTTAGCCTTTGCAGAACATCAAGAGTATATAGGCACTTTTGGCTTTGGCCCAGTTTACCAAACGAAGCCCGGCATACCACTTGGATTATACGCGGGCGACGGCACCACGCACTTTGATTTATTCGATACGTTAATGCAAGCTACGGCTAGCTACCCAGGGGACTACAACAGTCATTACACGGTCGAGTTTAGGTTGTTTTTAATGTACGGAACTAAAAGCACAAACGCCACAGTATGGGGCGATAACCTTTTTATGTCTTTTCAAGACAGTGGAGTTATTCACGCTCACGGCTCTCCAGGTATTATAACGGTGGCTTCCGGCACCCTTAACAATTACCACATACCAGTAACGCCTGCGCTTGGTAATGGCGCTGTATGGCTTTACCTGGAGTTAGTGCAAATAGATGGTGACCCCTTATTTCTTACCAAGCCTAAAATAAAATACGACATACGCCTACATGGAACCGGGCAAACGCAGACCACGTACCGCGCAGACAATACAGCGCGAGTGCTTGGCGAAAAGGTAGACCTAAGCACCAGGATAGGGGATATAGCAAAAGGCACCCCAATTTTGCAGGCAATTACAAACGCTTCTATTAACATATCGGATTTTGTAGACGGACCAGGGGGCGTTACTCAGCCATTGCTATGGATTACAGCCAACCGTTTAACGCAGCAACGCGGGCAGCCTCAAGAGTATTACGAGCTAGACCTACACGGTACCAGCCGATTTACGCATTATGGGTACTGGGGGTTGTTTTATTACATACCTATTTCACTAACCTATACCTGGGACACTACGCGCGTTACCTATGCGCTTTTCTACAATACGGAGCTTAAGAGTAGCACACTTTTGACAAAAGACCCAGCCTTTGAACTAGAAGCGTAATGCAACAAACCTATTATTTTCCTTACAATTTAGCCTACTACGCTTACGTCTATGCTGACGGGGGTATAGTTGAAACTAACCTTTGCACACTATGAACACCGCACAATTTATAACTATCTTTACTGGGGGTAATTACGCCGCTCAAGTTTGGAACACCTACGAGGCCTACGTACTGGCTGACAGTGGAACAACTGAAGCACGGGACTGCACCATTAACGCTATCGCCAATTTACTATGAGCGCATTTTATGATTTAGCCAGCCTAGTAGTAGTCCCGTCGGGCTACAAGAGCGGCAAGGTTTACGCACAAAAACCACTAACCACGGACGGGCAGCTAGCCTTTACCCGTGCCTCAAGCGCCACCCGTGTGGCAAGCAACGGCCTAATTGAAAAGGTGCGGACTAATTTAATTTTGCAGTCCGAAGCATTTAATACCACTTGGACTTCAAACGCAGCCCCTACCATTACGGCAAATACAACTGTTGCTCCCGATGGCACTACAACTGGGGACACGATTGCAGCAAGTGGAGCAAATAGCGGAGTATATCAAGTCCCAACCGTTGCAAGTGGAGTTGAGCATTCTTTTAGCGTTTATATTAAAAACATTACCTCTGCCACGAGCGTTCAAATCGGCTGCGATTTAGGGCCAATCAATGGCAATCTTAACTTCAATGCGGTAACTGGTGCAATCGTTTCTACGGGCGCAGGCATTACGGGTTCATCCGTAACAAATGCTGGCAATGGCTGGTATCGTGTATCTGGAACTTACGTTTCTACTGGTGCTTCGAATACTTTTGTTGTATTCGGTAATTCAGCAATGACCTTTGCGGCTTGGGGTGCGCAGTTTGAAACGGGAGTAACTACCGACTACATCGCCACCACCACCGCAGCGGTATCAGTTGGCCCCGTTAGTGGCTTACCCCGTTTGGATTATTTGGGGTCTACTTGCCCTCGCTTGTTGCTGGAGCCGCAGCGGACTAACGTAGCTACTTATTCAGAGCAGTTTGATAACGCAGCTTGGAGTAAAACAAAAGCAACGGTCACGGCAAATGATACCATTAGCCCAGATGGATATACAAATGCTGACAAGATTGTTTTTGCCGATGGAACAAGTACCATCAATCAAGCTTACAATCTTGCTGGGGCTACCGCTACTCGTTCAGTTTACATCAAGGGTACGGCTGGTCAAACAATCTCGTTAGATGATGTTTTCGCATCACAACCGCTTATCACTCTTACGGGTCAATGGCAGCGCATAACCTTTACGGCTGCTGCTCCTAATGGATACGGATTTGGCATTAGTACTTTTGGTGGTGCTACTGCTCGCACCATTTGGCTTTGGGGAGCGCAAACTGAAGTTGGCTCATACGCCACCTCGTACATACCCACATTGGGAACGAGCGTTACAAGGGTTGCGGATGCTATTTATGATGAATCGGCTTCTGCTTTGATTGGACAAACCGAAGGAACTTTGTTCGTTCAGTTCAAGGCTAACACGTCAGGAAATAATGGCGCATCACGTTTCTCAATATCAAGTGGAACAACTGCAAACTGGGTTTTTGTTGGGACTGAATCCAACAACATAAGAGGCTATGTGCGTGCTAACACTTCTGTAATTTTTAGCGATTCAACAGTAGCATTAACTGGGAACGATAAAATCGCATTGGCCTACAAAAGCGGAAGCATTGCTTTGTATATTAACGGAACGCAAGTGGCTACAAATTCAGATGCCTTCACGTTTAGCGCAACACTTGACGATATTTCTACTGGAGTAGGGGGAAGTTATACCGTTGATGAAACTGTATTAGTTAATCAAATGCTTGTGTTCCCAACCCGCCTAACCAACGCCCAACTGGCAGAATTGACCGCATAATTCAACAAACGATGAAATTCTTAAAATACGAGTTCACGCCTACCCAATGGGCAACGGCTAAAGCAAAGATTGAGTTAACGGGTACCGACCCCGAAGGCGAAACGTACCAATACTACAACCCCGAATTAGTTACTGCCGTTGTAGAACTCGGCAAGCTTTGCAGCGAATGGTCCACAAACGAGGAAGGGCAGCAAGTTTGCACTAAGTACGCCGCCAAGCTGTCGGTCGACATACTATGGACCGCCGAACCTTTAGGCGCTTGGTTTGCTCCTTACGTAGTATGGCCCGAGCCATGCGGGGTTCATATATTCGCCGGACATGAGCAAGAGTACGCTGAGGAATACTGCAAGGCTAACCCAACTGCGGCATACTGCCAACCCCCTGCGCCGATTGAGCCATGAGTAACGACCACCTAGTCGGGGCATGGACCCTAAATATGTTTAGCACGGTAGCGGCTCAAGTTATGCCAATAGTAGGCGCTATTTCCTTTTCCCTAACCATAGGGTACACCCTTTACCAGTGGCGCAAAGATGTTAAAAAGAATACTGGAGAACCCAAAAACTAGCTGCTTAGCTGGTATCGTATTCGGCGTAGCCATGATTATGGTATGGTATGAAAAAGCGACTTTAGTGGAGGCTGGGGTATTTTTGCCAGCAATCGTAGGACTACTTTTTGCAAAGGACAAATGACCAAGAATTTTACCCTCGCGGAACTGACAAAGACCCGCTTCGCTTTTGACAATACGCCAACGCCACAAATTGAGGCTAACCTATTGCTACTATGCCAAAAGGTATTACAGCCACTACGCGACGCGGTAGGACCAGTAACGGTAACAAGCGGGTATAGGTCCAAGCTCGTAAACGAGGCGGCAAACGGAGCGTACAAGTCGGACCATTTGTATGGATTCGCGGCCGACCTGCAAAGCCCGGACGGGGACCACCGTAAGATATTTGACTGGCTAAAGACCAACGCCATGTACAGCCAGCTTATTTATGAGTTCGGCAATGATAAGCAGCCACAATGGGTGCATGTAAGCTACAACCCTAAAGACTTGAAACGTGAAACCCTACGCGCTCGCAACGTGGGCCGTCGTGTTACTTACAGTAGCATGTAGCCCCAAAATAATCAATACCGAAACTATTACCATACGCGAAACGCAGACGCTACGCGATACGGTAACACTCCGCGACAGCATAACGCTGGTCCAGGATAGGGTTCAAGTGGAAATAGTACGGTTACCAGGGGACCGCATATACGTAAAGGGGACCTGCAAAGGCGATACGGTATTTAGCAATACGCAGACCATACGCGAGGTTAACAAAAAGTCAAGCCGCCGTCAAGAATTGTTTACTATGCTGCCTATTATAGTTTTAGGTATTACCTTGCTAGTGGTAATACTTAAAAAATGATACAAACGCACCACCGAAATAGCCACACTATTAAAGTCGAGGGCAAACATTTTAAACTGTACATGCTTTCGGACTTGCACTGGGACAACCCCCACTGCGACCGCGTGGCACTAGCAAAACACTTAACCCTTGCCAAAGAGGAAGGGGCTAAAGTCGCCATAAACGGCGATTTTTTTTGTTTAATGCAGGGTAAGTACGACCCAAGGCGCAGTAAAAAGGACATACTGCCTGAGCATAACAAGGTAAACTACCTGGACGCGGTAATAGAGGGCGCGGTAAAATGGTTCGGCGACTGGGCGGAAACCATTATATTTATAGCCTATGGAAACCACGAAACCGCAATCATCAAAAACGTGGAGACCGACCCACTCCAGCGCTTTGCCGACCTATTCAATTACACTTACAAACCCGCCATACCTATTACCGTTGGGGGCTATGGTGGCTGGCTTACGGTACAATTTGCAAGGCAGACCAGCCGCAAGTCTTACGCTATACACTATTACCACGGAAGCGGTGGCGGCGGAGCAGTAACAAAAGGAACCATTCAGCATCAGCGTAAAATGGCCGACATTGAAGGCGCGGACTGCGTATGGATGGGGCACGTTCACGAGCTGTACGCAATGTACCAAACCAAGGCAGGGCTGGACGGTCACCGTGTGCCTATTTTAAAAGAGGTACTGCATTTACGTACCGGGACCTATAAGGACGAATACGGCGACGGGGCCTTTGGCTGGCACGTAGAACGTGGCGCACCGCCCAAGCCTATCGGATGCGTAACGGTAGATTTTTACTACCGTAGAACCCACAAATACATGGTTTTAGACGTTACGCCGCAAATTCTTAACGAAAATAAATTTCGCAGTTAAGATTTTTATTATTACTATTGCCGTGTTAACCAACACTAACACAAAATGGCAAATAGATTTTTAAATTGGATTGACCGCGTGGGCTTACCCCTAGCGGCTTTCGTTTCCGTTACTGGGAGCGTCTTAATGTTTGTAATAATTATATACCGTTTAATCAATGAAAACTAGCACAATACAGCACGCCACCGGGGACGGAACATGGCAAAGCGCCTACGGTTTAATGTACGCTTACGAGCTACGAATGGCCAACGGCGACCACTTTAAAGTAAATTCTAAAAAGGCAGATGCTTTTATTAACGGGCAGTCTATTAACTACGAGCTAACCGGTAAGACGGACCGCAACGGAACCCCCCAGGGCAAAATCGTAAGTGAGTACATGCAGCAAGTTGCGCCTGCCCCTTTTAACGGGCAAGTATTAACTATGGCACAAGCTCCCGCAAATAATGCGGGTGGTAAGGACCGTAGCATTTTAATTCAAGTGGCCTTTAAAATGGCTATGGAGCGTTTGAACGCTGACCCCACCAAGACCTTGCAAGAGGTTTACCTAGTTGCTAAGTACCTATACGACGAAATGGTTACCGCACATGAGCAATTTTGAAACCCCGGTATGCGTAGAGCTTGGCGCTTTCATTGAGGGCCAGCTTTCTTTAATACGCCATAAAATGCAAGAGGCAGTCCTAGAGGAGCAAAGCGAACTTTGGGGCCAGCAAAAGCAACTACTCAAGATTAAGACCTGGTTACACTGGTACGAAAGTCAAAGAAAGTGATAGAAGAATACAACTTTGGCGACTTGAACCTAGAGGAAAATCTAGTTGTAGAGTACCTGCGCGACTGCGACGAGGACGGCTGCCGTATGGTAGTAAACCGCGTTACTTTATTTATAGCGGGTTACGCTGTAAAGATACCGGACGAACTGTACTTTAAAGTTTACCGGATATGCAGCGATTACGCAAATGACTTAGACCCTTTCGACCGGTGAACGTCAAGCAAAAAGGAAATAGGTTTGAGGTGGCCGTAGCTAGAATGTTACGGCCGCTTTTTCCTAACGTGCAGACCAGCCGTTTAATGAACAAATGGCTAGACGGCCAAGGAGTAGACCTAGTAGAAACTTACCCTTTTTACGTTCAATGCAAACACGTAGAGCGTGGGTTAGATCCTCACGCTGTATTGGAACACATGCCTAACACACCTGGCATGTATAACGTACTGTTGTGGAAACGCAATCGTAAGACCACGCTGGTCGTTATGAGCGTAGAAGATGCTACCGAAATAGCGCACATGCTAAAGCAAAACCGCGTTCTATGAATTATATAATTTATATACGCCACCGCGCCACCCGCGAGCTTAACAAAATGGAGCTTAAATTTAATAGCGTAGGGCAGCTTAGAAGCTTTATGTCTGACTTACCAGGAACACTAGAATTAGTTAGCTATGAAAGGGATAAAAGCGTACCTAGACCGAAGCGAAGCTAAGGGCTTTGACATGCGTAACCTACGTAAAGAGGTTGCAGCTGTTGAAGCAGAGCTAGACGAACTATACTACCAGGCGGAGCTTTTACAAAGGCTGGCGCTTTACGTTACGCGTAGCAAGCACCATGCAAATACTATGTTTTGGGCTAAGAACCTAGAACGAGAGAAGCTACTTTGGGAGCTTGGAGAAGATTTTGATTTATTAACTTGGGAGACAAACTTTGACAAATGGAAGCGATTGACGGACTAACGGACCCATACGCAGCGGCGTTATGGCTAGAGCAGCAACTAAACGACATGAACGGCTTTTACAACAAGGGCCGTTTTTTTGTCGCCGAGAAAAACGAATACAAGGAACTAACCCGCGAGGAACTAGGCATCTTATGTTTTGACATGCTAAAGGCCAAAGGCACGCAGGCAAAGACCACTTATATTATAGAATACCTAGCGCAGAAGCTAGCAGCCAACCCGGATAACTTAGATATAATACCGTTTAATAACGGATATGTAAAGGCAGGCAAGTTTGTAACGAACCCTAAGTATAAGGTCCCGCACAAAGTAACCGAGTGCATACCTTACGAGTTCGACCAGCTGGCTTTTCCGGTCAAATGGCTAGACTTTCTCGGTCAAGTTTTTAAAGGGGACGAGGACGCGCATCAAAAGACGCTGTTAATTCAAGAATGGTTCGGCTATTGCCTGGACCGAAGCCTAAACCTACACAAAGCCCTAGTACTGTACGGCGACGGCGGCAATGGCAAAAGCGTGCTATTAGAGGTGCTGGCTTCTATGGTACCATACTGCACGCGCTTAGAATGGCACGAGCTTAACGAGCAACGCAATTTAGAGCGCTTAGCGGGCAGTTGGCTAAACATAGCCACCGAGATAAGCTATAAGGATAGTACGGGCACCACGGGCTTTAAAAAGGCTGTTGCAGGCGAGGTATTGACAGCGAACCCAAAGTATAAAAAGCCGTTCGACTTTACGCCTTATGCAAAATTTGCATTTGCGACCAACGGGCTGCCTATGGTAGACGACATAAGTAATGGCGTATTTAGGCGCTTAATGGTAATAAGCCTTAATAATAGCTTTGTAGGCCGTGAGGACTGGAGCCTAGCGAAGGAGCTAACCAAGGAAATGCCAGGCATTATACAATGGGCTTATAATGGATTACTAAGGCTTAAGGCTAACCGAAGCTTTACAATAGTGCCTAGCAATGTGGTAGAATTGCAGGAGTTTAGGCGTGCTATAAACAGCCTGCAAAGCTGGCACGACGAAACCCTAAGCATGTACGAAGGGCAGGAAATGACCTTTACCGACTTTTACAGAGGCTATACCAGCTATTGCTTAGAAACGTCAAATAGGCCCTTTGCACGTAACAAGATACGCGGAGTAGTTAATGCTTTAGGGCTTAAACTAATGATACATACGGGGGGTGATAACGTACGAATGGTGAAGGCTTTAGCACCTATAAACCCTAACGCCCAACCTTTCTAAGGATTAACTACTAACTACTACTTTATTATAAACATATAATAGCATAGGTATAGTAGTGTAGGAGTGTTTTAGTAAAAAAGTAGTTATAGTAGTTATAGTAGTTAATGCCGAATTATTTAAAACATAAGAGCCAAGCCAAGCGCATAGTGGCAAACAACCCCCTATATTCAAGCACCAAGTGGCGAAAGTATAGGCAGGCTATACTAATGCGTCGTGGTGGAGTGTGTGATGCATGCAAGACAGTACCACTGTTCGACCGTGAGCTACACATAGACCACATAAGACCTATTGCTGAAGGTGGCGCTGTATACGATGAAGCCAATCTACAAGTGCTTTGTATTCAATGTCATGGACGCAAGACAGCAGGCGAACGGGGGTGGGGTGCTATCTCAAAAGTTGACCCGGTAAATTCCACCGTCACCTTT